CATCACCACGCTCAATTTTTGATATTAAACAGAAGTCGCCTACTTCAGGAACGACATCGCTGTGCATCTCCACATCTCGGCCATCATATTCGTCCGTAAAGTATCCCATCGCAGCATCCATCGCATATACATCTACCACCAACGACTCTGCATCACGCTTACGTATGCTTCGTTTTCCCAACGGGAACTTAACTTGTCCATTATCCGTCAGTTTTCTAAAATACGAACGTCCTCCAGATACGGAATAGCTTGCCAATGGAGTATCAAAAGCATCACCAAACGCACTGTCAAGTGTATCGACCCATTCTTCGGACTCCATCCCATCATGGCGGCATTCGAAATAGTAGTGGTTACCCGCAATGATTTCAATAGTACCTGGAATATCCACGAAATTCTTAACCTTCACATTGATGTATGTAGGATATCCTTCACTATCCAATGGTCCATCTTCAAAACTGTACATGTTTTCAAAACTGAGTTCACCAATCTTCTTGTTACCCCTAGTCGTGTACGGATATACAGTATCGCCTTCCTTAACCGCTTCCGCATTTATGGAAGCGTCTGGGTCCCATTCGAGTTTCGGCGTTACATTGCCATAATCGTAACCAAGATGAGAATAAGACACCGCATACTTATACAGCCTGTTGGGCATAGTCATGTATTTTACACGAGATACGCCAGGAGTAAGGTCTATCACATTCCTGAACCTTACCTTCAATATGTTTCCGCAAGGTGCGTTCTCGACCGTATACTGACCAGCCAGCGTCACATCACGGGCGCCGCTAGTTCCGACGACCTCGTTGCTTTCAATAATGAACGAGTCGCCTACATTAAGGTTGACCACATTGGACAGAGTCAGATATCCGAAGCCAGACTGGTTCGGATTCTGTTCGTTCTCGATAAACTCTACCTTTTCTATCCTGTATTCCTGATAGATATACGAGTCCTTTCCGTTCATGAACTCATACAGGTCTTTGAAGTAGAATATTCCCGTCGGAGCATCGCCATTCCAGCTGAAAATCTCGCCACCGTTGGCATTGTCTATGGAAACATAATTGGTATTTCCACCAAAGTATTTATAAAGGTCTACATCGATGGTGTCGGTACCGATTTCCTCACGGTATCTCGATGGGGAATTCTCCACCTCGTCAATCGTGACATCGAACTTGATGCTGTACACATTGGCGTTGTTAATCTGACCGACAAAGGAAACAACAGCTTCGCTCACATCTTTCGGGATGAACTTAATCACACGAGGGGCGCCGTTCACCATCGCATTCATCGTATTCTTGAACGGGTCCTGCGAAGTCCTCATCGGGTCGAGCACCAACAGGTTATCCGCCTTGTTGATGTAATACGGATAAACGCTATTGTCCTTGTACTGGATATAGATTACGTCACCATCGTTCGACGGGTCGCCACTGCTATTGCCCTTCATCATGTTCTTGTACACATCCAGAGGGATTGTCTCGCTAAACTCGCCCTCATAATAGATGTTGTTCTTGATGTAACTCAACGCCTTCGTCGTATTGTACGTAGCATTGGTTCTAGGCAATGACAGGTAGTACACGTAAAGGTTGTTGCTATCGCATGCAGACAGTTTCTTGACAAACTCGTCGATGCGGTTCTTCATCGCCTTTGCCGTACTCTCGGTAGCAAAAAAGTTGAACGTAAACCTAGTCGAATCTTCGAGGTTCCTGTAAGCGTTGTTCAGGTAGTCGCTGAACAGCTGCATAAGGGTAACCACGTCCTCTTCTTCCTTCAGGAAGTCTGGGACGTAGTTCATGAAATCTACGAAGCGGAATAGACCGCCGTCATTTACTGCAATAGGATTCTTTGCCATTTTCGCCCCTTAGATTTCCCTGTCGTAGGAAATCGTGATGTCCTCGGGATGTATCTCGCACTGGACAATCTCATTGTCCATAGAATAGTTCGTAATGTTTCCGTCCTTGTCGATAAGGCTCTTGGCAACCTTGTAGAGGAGGATGTTTCTGACCAGCTTCACGTATTCCAATCCGTAACGGATGTAGTCGTACATGAAGTTTCCGTTCGTTTCCTTCAAGGAAGTCACAACGTCCGTATCGACGAAAGCCAGCTTATTTTCCTTCGTCAGCGTCCATCCCTTTATCGCATCAATCAAGTCGTAATACCTGTTCGCACGGTCGAGGTCTCCCGTTCCACGGGTATCCTTGTATGCGGCATAAATCGACTTGAACATGGACTGCATCAAAAGGTCCCAAATATAGGCGACAAACTTGTCTACGTCATCCTCGTTGATTCCTTCCCTGATGACATACTTGCCATCTGCCGTAGTTGCCAGATACTGCTTGTAGTAGGCGCTGATAAGGCCAGCCATTTCCGTCTGAGACGGAACAGGGAACGTGAGAGATTCCGTATAGGATTCATGACCAGGTGCATGATGCGTGTAGTCGAGCGTAATGTTGAATCCTTCCTTGCCTATCGAGCCAGAAGTGATGTACTCACTCGTCGCATCGCCCATCCATGTCAACTCGGTCAAATCCAGGTTGTCATACATGTCGTTTGCCGCCTCGAACGTGACATTAACGCCAGCCACTTCGGGAAAAGCGTGAATCAGAGAGGCAATCCTCGACCTGTAAATTCCAGTCTTGAAATCTGTATTGTCTTTGAGGTACTTGTATACGTTGTATTTCAGCTTTTCCTTGATGTCACTGAAGTTGTTTCCACGATACAGGATAAGGTCAAGCTTGATGTTGTAGTTATGTACAACTGGGTACACATACATGTGGTATCCAGCGCCAACCGTAATCATACCACGACGGTTCAGAGCCCTCATTATGCTGTCAATTTCGCTTCCTACCTCGACAAAGTCATACGGGGTCAGCTTAGCACCGAACACCGTATCAACATACGGCAAGGTGACGACATCCTGGAATGACTGGCCATGAGGAACTGCATTTACCATCATCTGTTTGTAATCATCGACGGAGTGCGATGGGTCGTTGTTGTACAGGACTTCCGCTATGTTATTCACAGCGGTTTCCATCGCATCCCTGAACTTGTATGCACATGTCTTGTCGGGCATCTTCTGGTTGTCATATTGCCAGATGTACATCAAGCCGTTAACCTTGAATCCAGAGAGGAAATACTCGTCAGGTGCGGTAGGATAATACTTATCTTCCTTCAACCTGTAAAGGTCCTTGATGGCGGTAAACCTTACCTGGTTCATGTACTTGATGTCAAGCGTTCCGTCAGGCAGCTTCGTATTCAGAATGTCCTCACCGAATGCCGTAGCATACTTAATGTCGGCATACCTACTGAGGAATATCTGGTAACTCAGCTTGTTCACCAGCCTATCCAAAGTAGCATAGATTGACGGGGCGTTATTCTTGATGGAGTCGATACTTTCAATGTCAAGACCACCCCTCACATCGCTTGTCAAGGCGAAGCTCAGGTCATCCAGCTTGATATCGGATTCGTTTTCGTACTCGTTCCTGATGTGAATGTTGGACTTGTACGGGTTAATCTTCGTTCCGACAACATTGATAAGGTTTCCACGCTCACCGTTGGTGTAGAAGTAGTGAACCTTCACTTCGCCGTAAGGAATGGCGGATTTCAAACCGTCACCAAACCTAACCTGAACGCTTCCGTCGTTGGCAGTTTCAAGCAAGACCGTATAGTTGGTCGTGGAGTTTTCACCTTCCACGAAAGCCTCGATGTCGTTCACCTTGTTTTCCAATGCTGGGTCAATGAAGCCTCTGCGGGAGATTCTCCAATAGATGTTGCCATTGATGGCATCCGTGCTGTCGAAGTTGTCAACAAGGGAAGCATCAGTAGTTACGCTCGTGAAAGTATTCTTCCTGCTTTCAAACTTATGGTCTTCGGCATAGTTGGGGTCATTTTCCCCGAAATAGTCACTAAACCCGCCATCGGCAAGATAGAAGGTCTGGTTCTGGGTTCCGTTAGACACAAAGACAGTTTCCTTGAAGTATCCCTCGGCACAAACACATGTTCCTGAAATCAGTTTCAGCAAGCCCGTTTCATCGGGGTCGTTGTTACGGTCATATTCCCATTCGGAATCACTGACGGCAGTAAGGATGCTGCTACCGATACTGAACTGGGTGCCCATAGGGATGAAAATCTTAATCTTGCCATAGACGCCAGTCTTCTTGGTCTGTATGGCGAAGGCAGCCTTTGCAGGAACTGGGCGGCGGATGCTGTATCCAAGCATTCTCGCACCAGCATAGATGGCAGGGGTGTTGTAGGCAGTTTCAAGGAAGGCGTTGTTGAACGAGCTTTCACCGTAGTAGGCCATAAGGTCTGCTACGCCAGAGAAGAGTTCAATCATCATTCTTCCGTATGAAGATGTGCTGAAATCAGCAAGCTTTCCACCCTTAGCCTTAAAGATGGTCAACAGGTTGTCCCTGATGTCATCATACGATATGTTGGTGTATTTTCGAGATATGTTAGTTGCCATAATAAACTGCCTTTATTTCAAAAATAGTTTATAATCTGGTACGAATTTCAGACCATAAAAAAAGGCGGCGTAAATACTTACGCCGTCTAATGAAATATATTACAGACCGTATTAGGCGAGCTTCTGCTTGTAGTTATCGATAATCGCCTTTGCCGCATTTGCAGTGGATTCTGCCCTGCGGAAGTCGCTAACGATGGACTCGCACTGAGCCTTCATCATTGCAAGACGGTTTTCGCTTTCAAGCATAGGCTTACTCTGCGGAGCAGCGAAAGCAGCCGATTCAGCGAGCATCTTCTGCTGTTTGTACTTGCCAACGATAGATTCAAGCTTGGTTTTCAGTCTGCTCTGGCTAGTGGCCTTACGGTAAGCACCAACGATAGATTCGCACTGTGCCTTGAGGTTCTTTTGCTGTACGGATTCGGCGAGCATCTTCTTGTTGGCTGCGTTCACAATGGCTTCGCACTTTGCCTGTGCTTCACGCTGCTTACAGATTCGGTCGTAGTTGTTCAGAACGGATTCGAGACGGGCACGAAAGTTTCTCATCTGGACGGATTCAGTCAACGGCTTTTCGCCCTTGTCCTCTTCTTCGCCGTCGCCTTCGCCATCGCCATCGCCATCGCCTTTGTCAACGACACCAGGAAGTTCATCTTCTGAAACTTCGCCACTTTCCGATTCGCCACCTTCAGCAGCACCTTCGGCAGCACCTTCCTCGGAAGCACCTTCGTCGGACTTCGGTTCTTCGTCGCCAAGGTCTAGGTCGCTAAAAGGGTCGTACTCTTCCTCTCCTCCTGCAGGTTCTTCTGCACTTTCAGGTTCGGCAGGAGTTTCTTCACCAGCAGCAGGTTCAGCGGGCTCTTCAAGAGCAGGTTCGGCAGGTTCAGCAGGAGCTTCGTTACCAGCATCAAAACCGCCAATACCGAAGTCGGGGTCAGAAGACATGGCGCCAAGGTCTTCACCAGCACCAGCATCTTCCTCTGGGGTGAGATGAGTGGTTGTGTCGAGTTCGACAAGTCCGCCATCGCCAAGGTCAGGTGCGCCTTCTTCCATGCCAGGTTCCAGACCACCTTCGGCACCATCGCTAACACCAGCAGTACCTTCGCTCGGGATACGGCCCTCGCCAGTCATGTCGGCAACAACGCCATCAGGCTGTGCAGGGTTGGCATTCTGCTTGCTAAGACGTTCGGATGCGTCGGCAATCTGCTGACGGATGTAACCAGCAACGTCCTGTCTAGTGTTATTCAACATCTGAATCGTTGCACCAGCCACGTCAATATCGTCATCAGTGATTTCCTGCTTGTGGATATTCTCGATGTAGTCCTGGAACTGACTCATGTAGTTGTCGCCTTCTTCATCGGAAATCGGGTCAACTGTTGAATTGAATGTCGCACCAGACTGTACGGGAGCTTCGATATTAACGTCCATGATGGTACGAGGGTCTACAACCTCATCACCTTCTGGGGTAGTAATCATGTCAATACCGTCGTCTTCCGGTCCATACTTGATGGGACCTTCGTTCATAATTGACTCGAAAAGAGCGGGCGAAGCATCAAAGGCCATGTTTGCTTCAAGCACCGTTGGTTTCTGTTCTTTTTCGTTAGACATTTTCTTCCTCGTAAAACGATTCATTATACACATAGTTTATAGGATTTAATCAGCTGTTAAAAATTAGTTTTCATCATATTCTATCTTAATGTCGGGAACACAGTACCCTGGCTTGGTCTTTCCGTCGATTTCAAGCTGCAAGTAGACGTAATCCGTCTCTCCCGCCAGCATCGGGTTGTAAATCGAGCCCATCGGACGGCAGATATTGTAGTTTCCGACCATGCAAATCGGGTGGACGAACGCCGAATTACCAACATTCAGCTCGCATACAGCCTCGTAGGCGTTTATGCAGGCACCATGTTTCAAGGTAATTTCTGGGTCAACAAAGATTTCTTCCTGGTCAGTACCCCCGTTGAGGACAGTTACGCCATCAACCACTATGTTATTAACATCAGCGGCGTTCGGGATTCGGCAATCCTTGATGAACCTCATCGGGAAACGGGAGCCGTCATGGTTGATGAAATGGTAGATTACACCAGGGGCCAAGGTCAGCATCGGCTTCCTTGCACCGTTAAGGTAGTATTCTGGATGACCGTGTGGACCGCACTTAACCTGCACGTCCACCGTCTCAATCAACTTGTCCGTAACCTTGCCACCAGGTTCGGCCTGAGAAGGCAACAACGCCCATGAAATAAAGTAGCCAGTAGTCGGAGGGAAACCAGGAATATGATAGATGATTCCCTTCGGGTGGGCGAGCATAAACTTCACGTCAACTGATATCGTCAGATACTTCACGTTATTCTCGCCAACTCCACGGTCTACGACAAAGGAGCTGTCGCCAGTGATGTCTACGCCTGTGGCCGGGTCGACAAACCTGATGAAGTCGTCCTCGGTAGGCATGAACGTGTGGTTGAAGAACGTAATCATTACAGGAGTACCGTCCTGCTTGTTCGGGACTGGTATCATCGGCTGACGGATACCGTTCATGACCATCACGTTGCCAAAACCATAGTCCTTCCACTCGACATTGTACGACGTATTCGTCAGACGATAGTCGAGCATCTGACCGCTGTTTCCAGCCACCGTCAGGTAGAATGGATGGTCCTTGCTGTAATTCCAAATGTCGTTTACGGCAATTACCGACTTGCTGTTCGTCGGCTGGTGATAGTCCACCGAATTGCCTATATACAGCCTTGCAGTATCTGGTTCCTCTGGTCGAGGTCCGACTGGATACAGACGTACGTTGCTCAACTGGACATCGGGCGGGTCCTTCAACACGAGCTTGAAAACACACTCGAAAGAGTATGCCTTGCACTCAGGGTCGTCAGGTCTGTAAATGCAGTATGTCGCACTGTCACTTGCATCATCCGACGGTTTAGTTTCTCCGTCCAAATGTTCATCAGAGTAAACCGAGGGAACGCATGTGTCGATGCGTTTGAGACCAAGACTCTCGACATGCGTGCCGAAGTCTCCATCCTTTCCTGTATATTTGTAAAGTTCCAACCTAGCGGACATCTTTAAACCCTCCTAAAGCACCTTTCGAGCTCGGAAATTATTTTATCCGACCACTCCCGTGAGCATTGCAATGTCTCGGCATGGTTTTCCTCAAAGGCGATATTGTATTCCTTCACCAATTCATATATCTTGTTCATGTAAGGCTTGACCAGTTTCATGCTCATTATTCTTGGGTAGCCCACCATCGCCAATGCGGCATTAGTCTTAATGAAACGCAACCCAATAATATATGCATAGAATATCTTCATGATTCGGTCGATACGTGTGGCCTGTGGATTCTTACCTTCCGTAACCGTACCGAAGTTACCCGAGAAGTGGTATCCCGATTTCTTTGAAAGAACGCCAGCACTGATAGCAAGATTCAGTCTAAACAACAGGTCTTCTTGTACATGTGAGACATTGATGAATTCCTTCTTCACGTCATTACCGAGAGCTTCGGGCGTCTTGCTTGCAAGAGTCTTCAGAATTGACCAAAGCCTGTACTCAGTCTCCGTGTCGTTAATATCCTTGCTAGATGCATAAGCAATCCCGTTAGATACCGCATTGAAGGCATCGGCAAACTGAGTCGGATTAACCAGTGTAGATATCTTCAGTTTCTCGCAGTACTCATCAATACGTGCGACACCTCGCATCTGTTCGTTAAAGTGGTCAGCAAACTCACCCGAAATATGTTGTACGGGTATGTTTGAGTTGGCACGCTTTTCCATTACCCTTGATGTAAAGTCATCCATGCAACTGCGGGAGTATTCAACCATCAGGTTATAGAGAATCGGATTATGTTTGACAATTTGTTCAATCGGGAAATACGGTATTTCAGACGTGAACATTATCTTGTAGTCAAAGATATAGTCCCTGTCAATATCCGAATTAGGGAATGACTTGCAGTTCGTGTCTATCGCCTTTTTGAATGTGTCCAGCGATGGAAGCTTTCCATCGTCCATCGTGACGTCAGTCTTCGAGTACATCATGTTACAACCATCAAATGTATCATGCACCGACTTTGATAGGATGTATGCCGCAATCAGCTTCGTCATATTGCTCTTTAGTGTTTTGTCCTGAGAGACAATAGAGCTAATCTCACGGCTATTCATGAACTCGATATATTCTTTCAAGCGCATTGCCTTCTCATCGAAGTTCTCGGTGAACTGTACTGGACTGGTCTCAATCGGTCCTAGATTGAACAAAGCGCTCTTTACATGATTATAGAGTGTTCTGATATCATCTACCGTTATCTTAGTTGCATCAACGATAGTTATCGGGCCAGTAGGCTCCTTAGTCACCTTCCCTTCCTTAATCATGTCAAACAATAATGACATGTACGGGTCACCCGAATACGACAAAGAAGTCTCTTCGTTATGAACGATGTTCTGTTTGAGAAGAAGAGCCCTTTCCTTACTTGCCTCGGCAACCGTCTGGCATGCCTGGTACGCATGCATGATAGGGTCACCCCGTTCAACGCTACCGACAATCTCTTTACCAATTTTGAGGCCAGATGCCGAAAGAAAGCCCGCCCATCTACAGTCAGAAATACCAGTAATCGTTCTGGCATTCTTGACTACTTGCATGACGGCGTTCATCAGTTCCTCTACTTCACTCGGACGCTTCTGCATTTCCTCGGGTACTATCTTGTCGATAGGATTACCCTGCGAGTCGGTCGTCTCGAAAATAAGACCATTTTCCAAGAAATGCGTACGTATTCCTTCACGAGTATCGTTGTCGTATGAAGACCCACGCTGCCTCATGAACGCCTGAATATCCTGTCTTTTCTCATTCACCTTATTGACAAGCTCGGCGGCTTCAGCGTTCGCACCAGCCATATTCTGCACGTTAT